TAAACGCATCCTGGCAACATCGGGTGACGTCCCCGTTGCTCATGAACATCACGCAGCCGCCGGAGAGCCACGGACAGATGTACCGCTCGTACTGGACGGACGGGGTCCAGTCGATCAATCCTCCCCAGTTGTTCGGATTCGTGATCGCGTCCCGCGAGTATCCCCACTTCGTACCGAGGGCCTGACTCGGCAAGGGCTGCCCGGTGACCTCGCGCAGGATCCGGACCGCCTTCATCGACGTTTCCGCGTCGTGGTCGGTCAGGTCGATGCAGTCGATCCCGGCAGAGAAAAGGTCCCGCAGGATCTGCTCGGTGAGCAGGATCCCGTTCGTGTTCATCCGAAGCGTTACGCCCCGGGCCGCGAGGTACCCGGGGATGATCCGGCGCGCGGCCGCGGCGAACTGGACGACCTTCGGGTGGAGCAGCGGCTCGCCGACGCCGAACAGGTTCAATTCCCGCTGCGTACCGGCTTTCACGAATCTGCTGAGCCAGTACATCGACCGATCGAACACCTCGTCCGTCATCAGGCCGACTTCCCGGTGCTCGCCCTGAAGACGTGCGGGGCAGTACGGGCAGGCGAGGTTGCAGACCGATACGATCTCAAGATTCTTGATGGATCCGACTTTCCGGTAGGAGGTCATACGACCCCCTCCGCTGCCGCCCAGATCGTCATCAAAGTTCCCCTTTTCCGGTGGGTTGATTGGAAATAAAAAAGGGGAGCCATTTCTGGCCCCCCTTCTCGGGTTGCGGGTTGTCGGTGGACTATTACTGGGCGGAGTTCACCCCGTAGATGGCGACGCCGAGCCGTGAATCGAGCACCCTCTCGTCGTCGTAGACCCCGACCTCGATTTCCTCCGACTTCGTCTTCTGGTCGAATCCATGGACCTCGACGGTCATCGAAGGAACTCCGGCAAGCTGCCACCGGAAGGTTGCGGAGTACCGGGGCAGAGGACCGATGACGTTCCCGTTCGGCTGATAGAAGGCATAGAACGCATCGGACATGAAGGGAGACAGGGCAGCGCTGAATTTCTCCGCCCCCGTGTTGTAGTACCCCTGCGCGATGTAGAGACTATCGAGTTCGAGAAGCTCCGCGAGCTGGTTCTTCGTTGCGATTCCGCCGCCGTGCGGGAAGAGGATCGCCCGGATCGCGGAATGGACCCGAGTCGTTCTCCATGCCGTGAGTCCCATGACCCCGATATTGGGCCGGAACCCGGTGGTGTCCTGCACCCGGTCCAGCGCCTTCTGGCAGTCGAGAAGCGGGTTTCCTGCGTTGGCCGTGGCGTTCCAGGCCGACACGGGGACGTACCCCGTGTTGACGTTGGTGCCGGAGTTGACGATGTTGCACACCCGGCGCTCTTTCCCGATCTTGATGAGGTCGGTGATGAAGTACGCACCGTTCTCGCGGAGGTTCCACACCCGGTCCGCGTTCTCCCGATCTTCGACCGTGATCGGGTATTTCAGCGCGTAGTTCTTGCAGTAGTAGCCCGTGGTCGCCACGTCGAAGCGCACCATGCGGGCCTGCGTGCCGGGAGCCCGGAAGGCCGATTCCTCGCGGGTGAACTCGCCCAGGGGGATGACCGGGATCATGTCGGACTGCTTCCCCACGTTGACCACCGGGAAGATGTACTCCCCGATGAGTCCCTGGGTCCGATAGTTGACGACAAGTTGCGAAAGCGGGACGTCGACGTGAAGCTCGCGTCCCGTCGCGTCGTAGGTCTTGACGATCTGGCGGTCTTTGGACATGTGGTTCCTCCTTACGAAAAAATGTAGCCAGGAACGCTACTGAAGAAAATGTCGGCTACGCCGCCGGAAGCTGCGGCGAAGATGCACCGGCCGATGGGATAGAATCCTGAATTGGCTTTCGCGAATCCCGATGCGGCGACCGTCACGAGATCGCCGACCGCCAACCCGCCGGACCCCACGAGCGCCTTCGTCTCCCCGACAACGCAGGCAGTTGCATGATCGCCGGTATTGGGCTTGGTCTGGTTGACTCCGTACGTGGTAAGCGCCGTTATGGCAACAACCCCGGCGACGGTGACGGGGACGAACTGGGTAAGAGTCCCTCCCGACACAAACGTGTACTTCATGGCTTGTCCGTAACGCATTGCTTTTCCTCCTATCCGCGGATATACCGCGCCCACAGATCCGGGCAGCGGAGTTTCACGAGGTCTTTCCCCTCGCCGTAGTTTTTCGCCTTGCCTTCCTCGATGAACTTCCGGATGCGGCTGTCGACCTCGATGGCCGGAGGCTTGTCGCTCCCGTCTTCCTCGCCGCCCTCCGCGCCTTCGCCGAACTTGACCTGAGCCTTGCGCTCCTGAAGGTTCTTGACGAAGAGCTCCCGGGGGTTGACGTCCTTGTCGCCGTACTTCCTCGACGCCGGGCCAAGCGCCGAAAACGTGATGAGGAGAGACTCCTCTTCCGCCGGCAGGACCTTGCCGTCCTTCTTCAGCGCCGGGAGGACGGTCTCCCGGAACTGCTTCAGGGCGAAATCCTCGTCCCGGTTCCCGAGCGTCGACTCCGCCCGGATCGCTCGCGTTTCCCACTCGGCCCTTAAAGCCCGCTCGGATTCCATTTGGGCCTCAAGGGAAGTGATTTTTTCCTGGTAGCGTTTCTCATCCATATCTTGACCTCCTTCGTAGTAGATCCGTACGTTGCTCTCCGATCCATACGCACGGATGTCCCTGGTACCATCCGCCATGAGCGCCATCTGCAGATCCTGCAGGTTGGACACGGCGGGGAGATCCGCTCCGAGGAGCGCGACCGCCCGGAGGACGCGAGGCCAGATCCTGCCCTCGCCGTCCTTGTAGTCCCAGAACACCTCCGCGCTTTTGGTCCGGTACCGCTTGCTCGTGATCATCTCGTGGAGCGCGTCTGGCACATCCACAAGGTCCGCAACCAGTTTCTTGCCGAGTCGCCGGAGATTCGCCACCCAGCCGAGCGCCGGCGCCCCGTCTTTCTGCCCGAACCACTTCTGCGCCTCGTCGTGCCCAAGTTTGAGAGGCGGCTTGATCCCCAATGAATGGAATGCGGATACCATCGCGTCCAGATCCCGCTCGTTGTAGACATCCCCGTTCCATGTGCCGGAGGAGAAGATCTCGACGCCGCGCAGGTCTTTCGCGTAGGAATGGACGACGGTCAGATCGGAGAAGCATTTCGGATCCGCTTCGGACGAAGACCATTCCTCCATCGGCTGCCCCATCCAGAGAAGCGCATCGGAATGCTCCTTCATCCCGCTGGCCGCCTCGAACGACCCTCCATGTTTCCCGCAGGATGCCTGGGCGGTCGCCTCGTCGAAGGACTCCTTCGGGTAGCGGATCGCCTGGACTTCCCAGTCGCCGCCGTCCTTCTGGCCCATGACGACATCCGCTCCGCCCTGCTTCTTGTAACGAATCTTCTGGTATTTCCCGGGATCGTTTAACCTGCAGGAATGGAAATTCGCCATAGGGCTCATTGCGTGATACCTCCAATCGCCATGTGGTTATCAATCCGTGCATTCGCGACGCCGCTGCGCTTTAACCATCCGACCATCGCCGCGTAGTATTCTTCCTGCGTGCGCCCGTCCCCACCGTCGAAATAATCCTCGTTCGTCGGCGGATGCAGGCTGATGGAGATGAATCCGACGCGACTTAATTCCGGAACCGGCGGACCGGCGGAGAGAACGAACTCCTCGCCCTCGATGTCCATCTTCAGGAAGTCGATCTTCTCCGTGATTCCGGCCAGGAGATCCGCAAGCGAGATCGTTTCCACATCGCAACCGATCTGCTTGCCTACGTTGAACGCGAGCGATTTCTGTCCTGGACACAAGGGCTCATCCCGCAACGGGAGAGATAAGCCCGATTCGGAAGCCACGGCCTTTTCGACCACCGTCACGCGATCCTGCAGATCGTTGCGCATGATATTGCGCTTCAACATGTCGATGTTGATCGGTGCCGGTTCCACGGCGTAAACGAACGCTCCATGCTTGGCGGCCTGCAGCGCCACCGTGCCTACGTGCGCCCCGACATCCACGACGACATTCAACGAGCCAGGACACTTTGCCAACTCTTTCCTGGCGTCCTCGATGAGGAACGATTCGTTCGGAAAGATCTCGAATGTCAGTCCGTCGTTCTCGATCGTTACCGCAAAGTGTGCTAAGCGGTCTTCCCCGGGATCGGTGTGCCAGTCGCATGTCGTACTGGCATCGAACGCCCAGCCGCCTTTCACCCTGCAAAACCGTATTGTGCCTTCTCCCGTGCCGTGCGCGCAGGTAGCGCAGGACTTTGTCGGGTAGCAAGTCTGCGTCATAATCCACTCCCACTTGCCGCTTCCTGGACGGCGGGGGGCTTACTTACGCCGGTGGCAAACCCCTCCTGCGGTTTCACCGTGATCGGTCCCTGCCCGCGCATCTCGGCCTGCCACCCCGCATCCAGCAGGGTCACCGGAAGCAGCATCGAACGGCAGTTGTAGTGAGAAGGGGGCGAAAAACCGTTCAGCGTCTCGTCGGTGAAGATCTTCCCGTGCAGTCCCCGGCAGATCAGCGTGGTCACGGAATCTAAGATCGCCGTGTACCGGTACGCCTGCACCCAGTGTTTCAGCTCCGGCCGCTGCATCATGGTCAGGCGGGCGTGGTTGTACATGTCCATGATGTTCGTCCGGGCGATCACCTCGCTCCGTGCCGCCTGGTTGGTCGTATGGCCGGAGTCGTCCACTGCCGGCAGCCACTCCTTGAGCAGCTCGTAGAGCCCCTCCTCGAATCCGGCGCCGGCGACCAATTCCTCCGGATGCTCCTTCGCCCAGTTGAAGATGTACCCCCGGGCGGCCTTGAGGATGTCCTCCTTGACGATGCCGG